TGCGGACCAAAATCATCGGCAAAGAGACGCCCGAGAAGAAAGACGCCGCCATGCGCGTCCAAGATGACATGAACTTCCAGCTCACGGAAGTCATGCAGGAGTTCCGCCCAGAGCACGAGCGCATGCTGTGGAGCCTCCCGGCTACGGGTTCGGCATTCAAAAAGGTCTATTTCGACCCCAACTTCGGGCGTCAAACGTCTGTATTTATCCCTGCCGAAGACATCTTGCTGCCCTACGGCACCTCGGACATCCAGACTTGCTACCGTGTCACGCACGTCATGCGCAAGACCGAGAACGAGATCATCAAACTCCAGCAGGCGGGGTTCTACCGCGACGTGGACATCGGTTCCCCAGACAAGGCGATCGACGAGATCAACAAGGCCAAGGACAAAGAGACGGGCTTTGCTGATTTGAACGACGAGCGCTTCACGTTGTGCGAAAGCCACGTGGACTTGGTGCTCAAGGACGACCCCCTGTGCGAGAAAGACGACGATGGCGAGCCCACAGGCGTTGCGCTGCCGTACGTGGTCACATACATCCGTGGCTCAAACACCGTGCTGGCCATCCGCCGCAACTGGGACGAAGACGACAGCCTGCACTTGAAGCGCCAGCACTTCGTGCACTACCAGTACATTCCCGGCTTCGGGGCATATGGCTTCGGTCTGTTCCACCTGATCGGTGGGTTTGCCAACTCGGCCACCAGCTTGATGCGCCAGCTGATCGACGCAGGCACGCTGTCCAACCTGCCCGGCGGTTTGAAGTCTCGTGGCCTGCGGATCAAGGGTGACGACACGCCGATCGCTCCGGGCGAGTTCCGCGACGTGGATGTGGGCTCGGGCACGATCCGCGACAACATCTTGCCGCTGCCTTACAAAGACCCATCACAGACTTTGTATCAGTTGCTCAACACCGTGGTGGAAGAGGGCCGTCGTTTTGCCGCAACAGCAGATATGAAGATCAGCGACATGGGTGCCAACGCACCTGTAGGCTCCACGCTGGCTCTGCTGGAGCGTCAGCTCAAGGTCATGACAGCTGTTCAGGCCCGTGTGCACTTCACACTGAAGCAAGAACTCCAGTTGTTGGCAGCCATCATCCGCGATTACACGGACGACGAGTACTCCTACGAGCCAGACGGCGAACAAGGCCCACGGGCCAAGAAGAGTGACTACCGCCACGTGGACATTCTGCCCGTGAGCGACCCCAACGCAGCCACAATGTCCCAGCGTGTGGTGCAGTACCAAGCCGTGATCCAGTTGGCGCAGATGGCCCCGGACATTTACGACCTGCCTAAGCTGCACCGGGGCATGCTGGAGGTGCTAGGCATCAAGCACGCAGACAAGCTCGTGCCGCTGGAAGAAGACCAAAAGCCGACCGACCCTGTGTCTGAGAACATGAATGCACTTAAGGGTAAACCCTTAAAAGCGTTTCAGTACCAAGACCATCAGGCGCACATTCAAGTGCACATGTCGGCCATGCAAGACCCGATCATCATGCAGTTGGTCGGCCAAAACCCCCGAGCACCGCAGATTCAGGCTGCCATGATGGCCCACATCGCAGAGCACGTTGGCTTCGGCTACCGCCAGAAGATTGAGCAGCAGTTGGGCATGCCCCTGCCGCCCGAAGACGAGAAGCTGCCACCCCAGATCGAGATCGCCCTGTCCGGCATGATGGCCCAAGCAGCCCAGCAGGTGCTGCAACAAAGCCAAGCGCAAGTGGCTCAACAGCAAGCGCAGCAGCAAGCACAAGACCCTGTTGTGCAAATGCAACAGAAGGAGCTGGAACTCAAGGAAAAAGACTTGGCGCTCAAGGAGAAGAAACTCCAAGTTGACGCCGCAGCCAAGGCCGATGAGCTGGAGCTTAAAGAAAAGCAGTTGCAGGTTGACGCGGCCTACAAGGCCGACAAGCTGGAGGCTGACCAAGAACGTGACGGCGTCCGTATGGGCGTTGACATCGCAAGAAGCAGACAACAGGCTGCTGCCCAAAACCAAAGGAAAGGTCCCGGTAACCAATGATCTCCGACTTCGCACGCGTATTGCGCGAAAAATTACGCACCGACATGAACAACTACGCCGATGACTTGGCGGGTGGAGCGTGTCGCTCTTTTGACGAATACCAAAAACTCTGCGGAATCATTCAAGGTCTTGCGACCGCAGAGCGTCATCTCCTAGACCTTGCAGAGAAAGTAGAGCAATCAGATGAGTGAAATCATTCTGCCTCCCGGCATCACACTGCCCAAACACATTCAGCCGCTTGACGCCCCCGAGGCCGACGCGGATAACGAAACCAAAGCATCGGCACTGCCCGTACCTACGGGATACAAGCTGCTGTGCGTTGTGCCGGAAGTCGATGAAAAGATCGCCGGTACGACCCTCGACCTCGTTCGAGATGCTGCGACCATGAGAGCTGAAGAACACGCGACAACCGTGCTGTTCGTGCTTCGGGTCGGACCAGACGCGTACAAAGACCCTGCCAAGTTCCCATCCGGGCCTTGGTGCAAAGAGGGTGACTTTGTGCTCGTGCGCACCTACACAGGTACGCGATTCAAGGTGTTTGGTAAGGAGTTCAGGGTTCTGAACGACGACCAGATTGAGTGTGTTGTGCAAGACCCACGCGGGTACACCCGCGCATAAGGAGCAGAAATGGAAACCCAAGCAATGACTTTTGGCGAAAAGGCGGTTGGCCTATCGTTTAACCCGAGCCAAGACCCTACGGTGGCGGCAATTAAACGCAAGTGTGCCGACTTGATTGATGAAATTCACGAGTTGCGCACAAATCAACCCAACGCTGAAATTGCTCGTATGGCAAGTGTTGCCATTACCGACATTCAGTCCGGTCAGATGTGGGCAGTTAAAGCTGCCACATGGCAATACTAAAAGGAGCAGAAATGGACGCGTACAAGTTCCCGGACGAACTGGACGACGACAAAAACGTCGATCTGGAAGTCTCTACTGACGATGAGGTTGAAGTCGAGATCATTGACGACACCCCTGAAAAGGACCGTGGCCGCAAGCCGCTGGACCGCGAAGTGGCTGACCCCACTGATGACGAGATTGAGTCGTACTCCGACGGCGTTAAAAAGCGCATCAAGGAGTTGACCCACGCACGTCATGATGAGCGCCGGGCCAAAGAAGCCCTGCTGCGTGAGAAGCAAGAGCTTGAACGCCTTGCCCAGCATATGGTCGCGGAGAACAACCGCCTCAAGCAATATGTCAATACCGGCACTGAGCAGTACGCTGCGTCGCAGCTGTCGTTGGCCGAGACTGAGGTTGAGAAGGCCAAGCGTCAATACAAAGAAGCGTATGAATCCGGCGATTCGGACGCGATCGTTGCCGCTCAGGAAGCAATGACTGACGCCAAGATGAAAGTGCAGGCTGCAAAAAATTTCAAGCCAGCACCTTTACAGGTCGATGAAACTGATGTACAAACACAACAAAGCCAAGCACCCCGTCAAGAGCTGGACGAAAAGACTGCTCGCTGGCAGGCAAAAAACCAGTGGTTCGGTTCACCGGGGTACGAGGAAGTCACCAGCTTTGCACTAGGGCTGCACCAAAAACTAGTGAACTCCGGGGTTGATCCCCGCTCTGACGATTACTTCGAGCGAATCGACGCTCGCATGAAGTCCACGTTCCCCGAAGTTTTCGGTGGTTCTGAAGACAAGCCAAAATCCGGCGACGGCTCCAAACGACCTACTTCGGTTGTTGCCCCGGCGACTCGTTCGACTGGCGCACGCAAAGTCCAGTTGACCCCTACGCAAGTTGCGTTGGCGAAAAAATATGGATTAACCCCGCAGCAATACGCTGCTGAAGTAGCAAAACTGGAGAAATCGAATGGCTGAAACAATTAACCGGAACCCTCGTGCACTTGAGGCACGCGAAAAAACTACTCGCTACGTGTATACACCTGCGAGCGCACTGCCCGACCCGACACCTGAACCCGGAATGGTTTATCGCTGGATTGCGACACACGTTCTCGGTCAGCCCCAAAACACTAACGTGTCTACCAAGATGCGTGAAGGTTGGGAGCCGGTAAAAGCAGTGGACCATCCCGAGCTCATGCTTGAGGGTAATGCGAAGACCGGAAACGTCGAACTCGGCGGCCTCATGCTCTGCAAGATGCCACGTGAACGCGCACAAGCCCGTGACGAGTATTACGCCAAACAAGCGCAGGCCCAGATGGAATCTGTGGATAACAGTTTCATGCGAAACAATGACCCCCGCATGCCTCTGTTCGCTGACCGCAAGTCTTCGACCAGTCGTGGTGGTGGTTTTGGTTCTGGTTCAAAGTAACAAGGAGTCCTTAAATGGCAACAACCGCTTCCCCCTACGGCCTGCGTGCCGTAAACCGTAACGACGGCATGCCTTATGCTGGCGCTACAAGTCAGTTCCTGATTAACCCCGCAGGTCTGGCATCCAACATCTTCAACGGCCAAGTTGTGATCATCAACGCAGCCGGTTACGTCGCTTTGGCTACTGCCACTGGCGCTGACTTGACAACCAACAACCTCGGCGGTGCTGATCTCGGCGCTCTGGGTGTTTTTGTTGGCTGCTCGTACATCAACGCACAAGGCCAGCAAATCTACGGCCAGTACTACCCTGCCAACACAACTGGCGTGGTGACTGCATACGTGATCACTGACCCCAACGTGACGTTCCAAGCTCAGCTGGATGGCGTTGCCGACCAGTCGGACCTCGGTGCAAACACTTTCTTTGCCGCTGCGCAGAGCTCCAGCACTGGTTCCACCCAGACTGGTAACTCCACCAGCGCTTTGGAGTCCACCACTGTGACCACGGCTGCCGCGTTCAAGATCATCGGTTTCGCTTCCCCAGTGACTGATGCTTTCCCTGACGTGCTGGTTAAGTTCAACCCCGGCGCTCATGCCTTCACCAACGCCGTCGGCATCTAAGGAGTAAAGTACCATGGCAATTTCACGCGCACAACTGCTCAAAGAGCTGCTCCCCGGTCTGAACGCCTTGTTCGGTTTGGAATACGCACGCTACGGCGAAGAGCACAAAGAAATCTACGAAACCGAGAAATCGGAGCGTAGCTTTGAAGAAGAAACCAAGCTGTCCGGCTTTGGTGCTGCACCTGTCAAGCAAGAAGGCGCAGCCATTGCTTATGACAACGCGCAGGAAGCATTCACTGCTCGCTACACTCACGAAACCATCGCTTTGGGCTTCTCCATCACTGAAGAAGCTGTGGAAGACAACCTGTATGACAGTCTGTCTGCCCGCTACACCAAGGCTCTGGCTCGCGGTATGGCCTTCACCAAACAGGTCAAAGCTGCTTCCGTGTTGAACAACGGCTTCTCCGGCGCTTTCCCCGGCGGTGATGGCGTTTCCCTGTTCGGTAACAACTCTGGCGGCTCTCGCGTTGGTCACCCACTCGTGGGCGGCGGCGTGAACTTCAACAGCCCAACTACCGGCGTTGACCTGAACGAGACTTCAATCGAAAACGCAACGATCCAGATCGCTGCTTGGGTTGATGAACGCGGCCTGCTGATCGCTGCCAAGCCAGTCAAGTTGGTGATCCCCCCATCACTGATGTTCGTTGCCAAGCGTCTGCTTGACACTGAGCTGCGTGTTGGCACTGCTGACAACGACATCAACGCGTTGAAGCAGATGGGCACCGTCTCTGGCGGCTACACCGTCAACCACTTCTTGACCGACACAAACGCTTGGTTCCTGACCACAGACGTTCCAAACGGCCTGAAGCACTTCGAGCGTTCTGCTTTGCAGACTTCGATGGACGGTGATTTCGACACCGGAAACGTTCGCTACAAGGCCCGCGAGCGCTACAGCTTTGGCTGGTCGGATCCGTTGGGCATTTGGGGTTCTTCAGGCTCGAACTGATGAAAACCAAGTAACCATGCGGGTTACGGGAGGGGGCTTCGGCCCCCTTTCTTTTTGTATTTGCGTTATCCATTCGCCTGTGGTACACTTTGATTACGGAACAGGACGTTACCTGTGTCAAAGTCCAGAGGCAGTCAATATGCGGTGTATTTACAAAATCATCAACGTCGTCAACAACAAGTTTTATGTCGGAAGTGCCGTAAATTACGAAAAGCGCAAAGCAAGGCACCTTTGGCGGCTGCGGCGCGGTGATCACGCCAACAAGCACCTGCAAGCTGCATGGGCAAAGTACGGAGCGCAGGCGTTTGTGTTTGCGGTAGTTGAGGAAGTTACCCCTGACAGCGATCTACTGGCAGCAGAAAACGTCTGGCTCAAAGAGCACGTAGGCAAGGACTACTGCTATAACATTGCGACAGATGCCACGGCCCCTACTAGGGGGTGTTTTGGGGAAAAAAACCCTATGTGGGGGAAAACTTTTTCGCAGACCTCCGATGCCAAGCTGCGCATCGGCATCGCGTCCAAAGCACGCGTGCAGTCTGAGGAAGAGAAAACAAAGCGCCGCGCAACCATGCGAGGTAAGCCCCAGTCAGCCGAGGTCAGGGCCAAGATCAGCGCCACACTCATGGGTGAAGGTAACTTCTGGTTTGGTAAGAAACGGCCGGACCACGGGGCCAAAGTCAGCAAGGCTGTGGAGGTCACGGACAGCGAAGGTCGAAAAGAAGTATTTCCCAGCATTGCCAAGCTGCGAGAAGTGTTGGACATCAAGCCACCTACCGTCAACCGGGCGTTGAAGTCTGGCCAGCCATTAAGTCGTGGGCCTTTGAAGGGTTGGTCTTTTAAATATGTTGACACCCCCTCTGCCCCGTGATACAAACACACAACCCCGGACTTATCCGGTGTATCTGACAGCTCCGGGCTGACGTCATGCAGACAGATGCACCTCAACCGCATGAGGAAACTATCATGGCATTGACCACCTTCTCCGGCCCAGTACGCTCTTTGAACGGCTTCATTGCTGGCAACGGCAACACCATCACCAAAGTTCTGTCGGCCTCCGCTTCTTTGGATTTCGCTTCCATCAACGCTGGTGCTCAAGCCAGCCTGACCATCACTGTTACCGGCGCTGCCGTTGGTGATGAAGTCATCATGGCCCTGCCTGCTGCCCCCGCTGCTGGCTTGGTGTTTAACGCATTCGTCTCGGCCACCGATACCGTGACCATCCGTGCGTCCAACATCTCTGGCTCTCCTGTGGACGCTGCCGCTGCAACATACGGCGTTATTGTCATCGCAGCTTAATTGATCTCAGGGGTTTAGGCCCCTGCTTTACAGGAGATTGATTATGGGTATGCAAACCGACATTAAAGCCGTATCGTTGGCGGCGTCTGGCACTGCGTTTAACCAGCGCACACGTATTCGTGGCGCGTTGATTGAGCCCGGCACCAGCGCGGGTTCTGTTGTCTTCAGAGACGGCGGAGCCAGCGGGGCCATCGTTATGACCATCAACACTTCGGCCAACGGCGAGACTTTTTCAATGGTCATTCCCGCTGACGGCATCGTTTTTCAGACTGACGCATACGTTACTCTGACCAACGCCAAAGTGACGGTGTTCTATGCCTAAGACTCCAGCATGGCAGCGCAAAGAGGGCAAGTCCGAGAAGGGCGGCTTGAACGCCAAGGGACGGGCCTCGTACAACAAAGCGAACCCCGGCAAACCCGGCCTGAAGGCTCCCCAGCCCGAGGGCGGCAAACGCCGCGACTCTTTTTGCGCCCGGATGGAGGGCATGAAAAAGAAACTGACCAGCGAGAAGACGGCCAAAGACCCCAACTCGCGGATCAACAAGAGCCTGCGGGCTTGGAAATGCTAAATCATGGACTTGCCAGTCTGGAACACCGTCCTGTCGTTTGCTTCGGCATTGCTTCTGTTCTGGGTAAAAATCTCCCATGACGAAGTCAAGCGCTTGTCCATCTTGCTGAGCAAGACCCGGGAGGAGCACTCCGACAAGTTCGTGACCAAACAGGACATGCACAACGACATCAACCGAGTGCTTACTCGTTTGGACCGGCTTGAAGGCAAGATCGACGACTTCATGAAGGAGCAGCGAAGTGCCATCAGTTAGCAAAAAACAACACAACTTCATGGCGGCGGTGGCGAATAACCCAGCGTTTGCTAAGAAGACCGGGGTGCCCGCCTCAGTGGGCAAAGAGTTCATCAACGCGGACAAGGGCCGCAAATTTAAAGAAGGTGGCGATATGAAAGAGTCCAAAGCAATGGTGAAGAAGGAAATCGGTTTCATGAAGAAAGCCGGTGCACCTAAGTCCATGATCAAACACGAGATGGCTGAAGCCAAGGGCAAGCCGTTCGCCAAGGGCGGCATGACCA